AGAAAAAACAAAGATGGTTTTTCATCTAAATACGTTGGCGTTTCATGGAGCAAATCTAATTCTAAGTGGTTATCTCATATATGCATAAATTGTAAGTCCAAATATCTTGGATATTTTACTACTGAACTCGAAGCATCAAACGCATATCAAAATGCTTTATTAAAAATAAATCAATCAAATCAAAAACAGTTATGAACTCACCAAAAATTTTATCTTTAACTCTGAATAGCAAGTTCGGAGTTCTAGAAGCGCAAGAAGTAGTCTTTACTCAGGATGAAAATCAGCTTATTCAAATCAAGGCAAATGTCGGAAATGGCAAAAGTAGTGTTGGGAATGCGATAGCTGTGGGGCTTTCTGGAGGATCAGAAAGAGAGCTAAACTTAGATGTAAAGAAGTTTGAAAATCTGGATATAGAAGAGCAGATAAGCTTCGGAGATAGCCCTGTATTCCTTCGTACAAGATACGAAAACGGGAAGCTATCATCGGTGGTATTTATAAAAGATAAGGACGGAAAGAAAGCCGACAATCCTATCATCAATGGCACTAAGTTTACCGCATCATCATTACGTGATTTTCTGAAAACCGAACTCACTTTTAATTCAGATGAATTTTTATCTGAAAATCCAAAAGTACAAATGGCTTGGATGATGGAGGTTTATAAGGATAAGCTAAAGGACAAGGGGGTCGTATTCGATAAAAAGTCACCCTTGTATGTAGGCTCAATTCTGTATGACCTTGAACAAGCAAAAATGGAACGTTCACGTATCTATAATAAGGTAACCGAACTGAACGCATTTAAGACCAGATTAGAGCAGGAGGGATGGAAAGAAACTAACATACCTGACTACATTAATTTCGCATTAATAGAAGAAGAACAACGCTCAGCAACTAAAAAGTACTACGAGGAAATTCAGTCAATTGAGAAGGAGATTAGTGACTTGAGCTTGCGGGCTGCTAATTTCAATTCAATTATTGCAAACTATAATGCAACGTTGGAAACACAAAAGGAATTGGCGGATGCAAAATTGCAAAAAGAAGTTGATGAGTTTAATGCCGGGGTACAAAAGCAAATCGACCTTAAGGAGGAAATAAGAGTATGTGTTGACTTCTTAATTTCCAAAAACTTTACTGGAATAAAAGAGCAGTACGATTCCTTACCTAAAATCGCAGACAAAAAAGAATTTACCCCCTCCGTAATAACAAAGATTGAAAAAGATGAGAATAACAAATATATTCGTGTTGGTAACTATATTCCTGAAGTCGATAGTGCATTTACTGGTATTTCTGACTTGCGCACTGCTGGGTCTATTCTCATGGATAAAAAGTCTAAAGTGGTAGAACCTAAAGAAGAAGATTATAAGTCTCGTATTGAGTCCGCAAAACAGTCTAATCGCATTGCTGAAAGGTGGAGTACTTTCTTTCAACATCAAGAAGCTGATAATAAGGTAAAAGATATTTTCAACCGTTACAGAAAAGTATTTACTACTATTGATTTAGGTGTTTCGGGATTAAAAATGTCGCTACTTGGCTCGGATGAAGATGAATCAAATGAAATTAGAACGACTTACAACGGAGAGCATGACACGGTACTATTCCATAACGAAAAGAAAGAAGCCCGCATTATATCGGCATATTCACATACGCAACGGAATGTGTTGGCGGTATTAATGCAAGTGTATTTGTTGGATGAAAAGAAAAAGAAAGGTCAGGAAGGACTAAGGTATTTATTCTTTGATGCTCCAATAGACATTAAGACCAGAGATATACTTATTGATATGCAAAAGAAATATGACCTTCAACTACTTGTTACTGGTACAGGGGACTATACAGTTGATGGGCTGAAAGAGGGTGAGATACTTATTGAGAATGGATATTTATTGAGTAAATCAATTCCAAATGAATAAAATTAAAGTAACGCTATTAACCACCATTAGAAATAAAACTAATGGTGGCGAATGTGCAAAACAGGTAGTAAGACTACTTCAAAATGGAGGAATGGAAGATGCAATACACATAACTAAGTATGTATTAGTAGAAACTAAAGAATCCTTTGATAGTTATTGCGAATATGGTTTTGCAATAGGGAGAACATTTAAAGGTAAGACGTTGATGCAACAATGCTTCGGAATAAAAGTATCTTCTTTTGAAACTATAAACAACGCTCTTCTTTTGATAGATAATCATGAGCAATCTAAATAAATTAGTCGCAACAATCCTCAAAATGCTCGAAAATAACGAGTGTGAGGATTTGTCGGACGATGAATTGGAACAAATATCAATTCTGATTCATCGTCCAACTACAATGGGTAGGGAAGATGCCGCTAAATTTATCGGCGTATCACTTTGCCGATTTCACGAGTTAAGAGATATAGGGATAATCCCAGAGCCACGAAAAATCAAAGGTCAAAAAGAAAAACTATACTACGCATCTGGTTTAAGTAAAGCATTGAAAATTAAGAAAGAAAGAGGGTTGTAAATAAAAAAACAAAAATGATAACACTAAAAGATACAGAAGATTATTTTAGCGAAGAAGCGATTGCTGACCGATTGAGTAAATTACCAAAAATAGGAGGTAAAGTAGAAATAGGAGGTTCTACTTATTTATTATTTGGATCTGATAATTGCAAGGGATGTGCTTTTCACGATGAAGAAATAGGTTGCATACATCCTAATTCAGAATCAAATGTAGGATGCGTTGACGGCAAATATAAATTTATAGAAGAATGAAAACAAATAAACTAACAATAGAATTGGTCAAAAAGATTTTATCAGAATCTCCACGTAAAATTGAGTACAAGCCATATAAAGGGCTTGGATATAAGAATTGTACATTTTTTGGTAGCACCAATAAATCTATGCCTTAAACAAAACACAAAAGTTTACTATAACTACTTAATAATTACCACCTAAACACCACTTTAAATTCATTAGTCTTCCATCCACATAATATTTATATTTGAACCGTCAACAATGTTGTTGGCAACTAAAAATATAAAATTATTATTTGCATAATCCAAAATAATTTATTATATTTGCACTTCACGACTGACAGCGTGATTAATAACGACTTTTAATAAGCTCCTATCTATGGTCTGTCAGCCATATTTGGGGGTTTATTGTTTTATGTAGTATGAGAAATAAGAAGAAATTGACAGAGTATTACGGAATATGTCGCCATGGTAAAAATAGTTATCAATGTACCTTAATAGATAAAGGAATAAAGGTGTGGATTGGCTCGAATACGAATCCATTATTATTGGCTATGATATACGATGGAAAAGTTAAAGAACTTGGACTGAACAAAAGACTGAACTTCCCAGAGTATCCAGAGAATTTAATTCCAAATACTAAGCAAATCCAATTAACGCAAGGAAAGTTTGCTATTGTAGATGAAGATGTTTTTGATTATTTAAATCAATGGAAATGGAATGCAATAAAGGGCAAAGGCACATGGTATGCCGAAACAAGAATAATAGATAGCAATGGAAGTAGGAATGTTAAAATGCATAGATTTATAATTAATGGAAATTTAGGTGCTTTGGATATAGACCATAAAAACGGAAATGGATTACATAATTATAAATCGAACCTACGAGAGTGTAAAAACGTTCAAAATTGTATGAATAGGAGAAAGAGGAATAATTGTTCATCTATTTATAAAGGGGTTTGTTACATAAAAAGAAATAGAAATTATAGCTCGGTTATAAAAGTTGAAGGCAACCCTGTATGGATTGGTGCATTTGCCGAGGAATCCGATGCAGCTTTAGCATATAATGATGCAGCAATAAAGTATTTTGGCTCATTCGCTCGGTTGAACGAGGTTACCAAGTTAGAGACTAACCCAAGTTTAGCCGACAAAGCAATTAAATATATTCCAATCGTGTTGGCTATGTAAAAACATGCTGTACAACATATAAATAAACTTGCATAGTAAGTAACTATACTATATCTTTGCAAATATAATTGCCGGTTCGACAATACAGGCAACTAACAAAATAAGCCCCTCTGTATGGAGATAAGATGTCGAACCCTTATCAAAGTCTTTGGGGCTAACTTATTTTAAAAATCCAATCAAATCAAAATGAGCAATCGAATTACAAAGTCAGAAGCTACACAAGTAGCAAAATTAATGGTAAATGACACCATCGACAAAAAACGTGTAGTGTTAAAAGATAAAATGTCGGCATTAATTCTGCCTGTCGTTTTATCTTCAATTCCAAACGAAGTAAACGAAACGTTTATCAAATTTCCAAACTATTTTCAAACAGCCAAACAAGTTAATGCAGTTTTAAATGGTGGTGGGTCTGAAAACGTTGAATTATCTGTCAGATTCCCTTCAACAAACGGATGGTGTCCGGCAATTGAAACACCAAAAGAAATTTATTCAGAGATTTTGAAATTAAGCAATCAAAGATCAAAGTTGCGTGAAAAGTCAGATCAGATAAAAAATAATATTTACGAAACACTTGTTTCACTCGCTACATATAAAAAGATTAAAGAACAATTTCCAGAAGCGTATAAATATATACCTACTGAATGGTTATCAGAGTCTTTTACTACTCTCGCATTACCAATTGAAGAATTGACCAAGGAGCTTGAAAAATATAAATAGTCATGAACCAAAAACCACGAAACGTCCTTATTCTCAAAGGCAACGGACACCCACTTAAAGCCGTAAAATTAGGTCGCAATGAATTATGTTCCTGCGGTAGCGGGCTTAAGAATAAAAAGTGCTGCAATAAAGGAACTCAATACTATAAAACAAAATAATTATGGAAACAAATTGTGATGCATTTAAATATCGTAAATCAACCCATTTGGCGGCTGTCGATATTCGAGAAATTATTAGGGATAAAGGCTCATGCGAGCTCACCATTAAATTAGCTTATTACGAAAAAGGAGTTAGTGTAAACGGTAAAAAACAAGACGGATATTTTATCCGATTTGAAGAACCACTAAAAGAATTTATGCCAAATTCAGGTAATCGTAAAATCATAGCGAACATCGTTAAGGAGAAATTAAATATCCCGCTTACCGAAGCTATGATAATCAGTACATGGACAGGATTAAAAATTAAATTACTTTTTGACCCAAATAGAACCTTTGCGGGCGAAGTAACAGGTGGTATTTTAGTAGATAGGACTTATCAGGAAGCACCTAAAAAGACATTAGAAGAAGCATTAGATGCTTTTAGTAAAGTGAGTAGCCGAGAAACATTCGTGTTGGCAATGACTGACTTTAAAGAGTTTATGCAGAATGAAAAAGTATTGACAGAATGTAAAGAACTAGCAGTTAAATATCCTAATACAGAGAAGAAATGAAAATATACAAAGAATTACAACAGGGCTCTACCCCTTGGTTAGAAATTAAACACGCAAAAGTAGGCGGATCAAGACTTGCCAAAATAATGACAAAGTTAGACAAATCAGTCCGTGAATGTTCTGAATATTATGCTATACTTGCCGAACACATGGAAGATTTTGACCCATTTGAAGTTAATTTTCAGAGTGTAGCTATGGCTCGTGGTAATGAATTTGAACCATTAGCCCGAAAAGAATACGAGAGGATATACGGAGTAACAGTTGAGCAGTACGGCTGGATTCAAAGCGATGAAATCAAGATAGCTGGTATATCTCCTGATGGTCATATTCCTTCACTTGAAAAAGCAATCGAAATTAAGTGCCCATCGGATAATACTCATGTAATGTATATGCTTAATCCTGCTGCATTTTTAGAGGAGTATTGTTGGCAAATTGTTCATAACTTCTTAGTAATTGGAGTTAATTCAGTAGACGGTATTTCTTATCGACCGGAGAATAAAATAAAGCCAATGCTTGTTATTCCAACCACAAAAGACACTTTGATTCAAATATCAAAAAAAGAATGCTATCCAATATCATATTTGGTCGAGTTAGCTACTAAAAGACTAAATGAATTAGAGATGTGTATCAAGGAGGATTTAGATAAATTGAGTAAGGAAAATGAATTTTAATAGTAAAGACAATGGAATATACAGAAGGATATAAAGCAAATTGTGATAAGTGCGCAAATTATGGAAAGTCCTATATATGTATAAGATGCGCAATTTACAGATAAATAAATAAAAACAATTTAAAAACAAATCAAAAATGAAAATCTCAGGTATAATTACAGTAGTCCTTCCATTACAAGAAGGAACAAATGCAACAGGAACTGCATGGAGTAAACAAACAGCAGTAGTAGAAGAATCAGAAGGTCAATATCCTCAAAGTTTGGCATTCGACATGTTCAAAGACAAAATCGTTCCATTGACAGTCGGTCAACAGGTAGAAGTTTACTTTGATACAAAGGCAAGAGAGTATCAAGGTAAGTATTTTAATAATGTGAATGCATGGAAAGTTACGGTGGTAGGATCTGTTACTCCACAAGCACCAACTGCTACTCCACAAGCACCAACACCACCCGAAGAATCTGATCTCCCTTTTTAACATTCATTAACTATGTACTACGAAATTAAAACCCAATATAATAAACTTGGGGAAGATGGTCAGCCTAAAAAAGTAACTGAATCTTTTTTAGTTGACGCTTTGAGCTGCACAGAAGCTGAAGCAATTGGAATAACAGAAGTTCAACCTTTCAGTACTGATAGCTTTAAAGTTTGCAATATACGTGAAACAAAAATCGCTGAATTATTTCAACGAGACGTAGAAGGTAAATGGTATGCATGTAGATTATACGCTTTATCAATAGACGAAAAAGGAAATGAAAAGAAGTTTCCGGTTTTGATATACGTTAAGGCTACAGAAGTAAAGGATGCGGAAAATTTTGTTATGACGCAACTTAAAAAGTCTGTTCAGGAATGGATAATAGTATCTGTGACTGAAACTAAGATTATTGATGTATTTACTGAATAAATTAATCAATCCCCGAATCGTAATGGTTCGGGGTAAATTTAAACCCCATGAAACTAAGCCCGCAATCTATAGCCAAACTTCTCGATCTTGACATTGACCATATAATTTATAAAATTACAGGCAAGCAGGCAACATCTACCGATTGGAAATCAAGAACAAAAGAACGTGCAAGTATCAGAAGGCAATACAAGAAAGAGTTATATGATATTGAATCGTTACCACGTTTTGAAAATTCAGATGCAATTTCATATCAAAAAGTATGTATTCTCCGTGAGTTAATTGAGCAATGCAATCACTACCCTATTGCTGTAATGACTAAGATAGTTAAATGCAAACCTTGTGTTGAAAAGATTAATTTTGTTGGTGATTATCTTTATTATGATATGATACTATCAGAATCAAATCAGATTCTAATTAAAAAGAAACTTGCTGAATGTCATTTAGAAACGATTGGTAATGATAAAATTTATGAAGAATGGCAAAATCAATCGGAATAACCTACTGCAAATTCTGTCCTAACGGCGGAGAAATAAAAAACTTTCTCGTTGAATGTAAGGTTGATGGAAGTTGGAATCATAGTATTGTTAATTGTAGAAAAATAGTAGCAAACATCAAATAATTTTACTATCTTTGTGCTTACATAATTGCGGTTCAACTTAAAGCAATTAAGACTTATAAGCCCCCTTTCTTTGATCTGAACGTTGAACCTCAGTGACTAAGTTTGAGGGCTATTTTTATCTGTAAAACTTCGCCAATGTCTATCATACTTCGTGATTATCAGAAAGAAATTGAAACCCAAATATATAAAAAGTGGAATGAAAAATCAAATCGCTTAGATGGGAATAAAAAAAGTATATTAGTTCAATCTCCAACGGGTTCAGGTAAGACCCGAATTTTCAGTGATATAGCAAATAAAGCAGAAAAAAAAGGATCAACTGTACTTATTCTTACACACAGAGAGGAATTATTGTCACAAACTGGAGGTTCTCTTGTTGAAATTGGACTATTCCCCTCACTTGTTACTAGAGATGTAAAACACCCACCTAAAGATAAATTAGTAGTAGGCATGATTGAGACAGTCATTAGACGATTAAAGCAACCAGAGTGGATTGAATGGTATAAGTCGGTAAACTTGGTTATAAATGATGAATGCTTTACAGCCGATACAGAATTACTGACAGAGAATGGGTTTATTAAATTCGATAGATTGGATAAATCTAAAAAAGTAGCTCAATTCGATAATGGAAATATTTCTTTTGTAAACCCTACGAGATACATACAGAAGGAGCATACAGGAGAAATGAGTATATTCCACGTTAAACACGGTATTGATGTTCCAATGACTTGCGGTCACGAACAGTTGTTGTATAGCCGTAAAAATGGGTACTATAAAAATAAAATATCAGAGATTAAATTCAATTATACAAAACTACTTCCTGTCTCTGGACTTTCTAATATTGAATGCGATGAATTGACTGATTTAGAAAGATTATATATAGCCACACAAGCCGATGGAAGTATGCATTACAAAGCAATAAACCATACTATAATAGCTTTTGCATTTAGTAAAAAAAGGAAAATTGATAGGTTTTTATCTCTATGCAAAAGCTGCGATATTGAGGTTGTAAAAGTAGAGTGTAATCACGGTGAAAGATACATGGCAAGAATGCCAATTGGAACAACTAAAGACATTAGAAATCACATTCCGTACCCAATGTCTGCTACTAAAGCAAAGCAAGTAATTGAAGAATGCGCTTTATGGGATGGTCATACTCCAAATAAAACAATGTTGTATTATTCATCTACAGATAAAACACAGGCAGACTTTTATAATTCTGTAGCCACACTTGCTGGATTTTGTTGTTTTATGTCTATTCAAAAAGATGATAGGCAGGAAAGATATAAAGATACGCACAGGCTATATATGCGTAGAGACATAATTCACAAGGCTACACAATTAATGTCTGTTAAAAAAGATAGTTACAATGGGATGGTTTATTGCGTAGAAGTTCCATCGGGAGCAATAGTTGTTAGGCACAATGGATTTACTTTTGTATCTGGGAATTGCCATGAGCAGTTATTCAATCGTATATTTGAAATTCCATTGACTAAAGAGAAGTTTATATTAGGATTTACCGCAACTCCCGAAAGAAGTGGTAAGCAAAGACAACTTAGCCAAGACTATGAGGATATTGTTATCGGTCTCGATGTCCAGCAGTTAATCAATCTTGGCTATTTAGTCCCTGACAAATACTACTCAATCCCTGTTGATATGAAAGGCGTTTCAGTCAGTAAAGGCGAATTTGACTCATCAGAAATGTTTAACCGATATAATAAGTCTGAACTTTATTCAGGAGTTATTGACAATTGGAAGCGACTTTGCCCGAATACAATTACATTGGTATTCTGTTGCAATATTCAGCATTCAATCAATACTTGCAAGGCATTAAACGATGCAGGAATAAAATCAAAGTTCATTGTATCAGATTTAGCAAAGCCACAAATACCTGACGAAAAGGCGACTAAAGGAGATATTGCAAAATATAACATTAAAGTTTTGGAATATGAGAATTATTTAGTTAGCTTTGAATCCTTTTCCGGTAAAAGAAAAGATGTCATACAACAGTGGAAAGATGGTGAATTTCATGTCCTAATAAATGCCGGAATCGCAACCACTGGATTTGATCATCCACCTATTGAAACGGTAATAATAAACAGAGCTACAATGTCGAGTAACCTTTTACAACAAATGGAAGGGCGTGGCAGCCGTATCTTTAAAAACAAAACTCACTTTAATTTATTAGACTTTGGCGATAATTGTTCAAGACTTGGATATTATAGACAACAAAGAGAATGGTCACTAACTCACGAGGAATCCAAAAAGGAAGGATGCGGAGTTGGTGCAGTAAAGGACTGTCCTAAATGTGGCGCATTAATCCATGCTTCATCAAGAATATGTAAATACTGCGGCTATGTTTTTCCTGTAACACATGAACAGAAGATTGTTGATTTGGTCGAAATTAGTTATTCTGAAGCGGTAAAAAAACTTGAATCAATTAAAGATTACGAGATTTACTCTGAAGCGAAAGGGTATTCAAAAAACTGGTTGTTTCGTCAGGTATTTATTAAATACGGTAAAGATGGGTTGATTGAATATCAAAAAATGCATAATTTAGCAGCTAATTGGCCATACGTTGTTATGGCTCGATACAAGGCGCAGGGAATTCGCACATAAAACTAAAATATTATGTTTATAGACACGTTAAAAAGCATATTTTATTATTATAAGAATATGCGCTCAGCTAAGAAATATAAAGTTGGAAACGAATACGATTGGTATAGATATTTGCTATTCTTTGAATTAGATAATTTAAAGCAGTATTTTTGGCTATGTAAGAATAAGCATAAATATACTGACTCTGATAACGACGACTCACTACCATTTTAAATCTTTTTACCATGCCAAACTTAATCGCAACAGCCAAATCCTACATTTCTCTCGGCTACTCAGTCCTCCCAATAAACAAAGAGCAAAAGCGACCATCAATCGAATCTTGGAAGCGTCTTCAGTCCTTCATGCTCACAAATGAAGAAGTAGACAGAGCATTCTGCGGTGACTTTAATATCGCAATTATTTTTGGCAAAGTATCAGGAAATTTAGAGTGCTTAGACTTTGATAATCACTTACATACAGCATTAAATCTATACTTTTAATCTGCCTTGGGAGAAAACGAGGAGCGATGGCTACCACGTGTTTTATCGCTGTGAAGAACCAATTGAAGGTAGCAGAAAATTAGCAATGGCTTACGATCCCGTGGCTGGTCGTCCTACTTCGCTTATTGAAACAAAAGGAGAAGGTGGATATACTATTGTCAATCCATCTGATAATTATGTAATGCAGGCTGGTTCTTTTTCCGAGATGCCAATCATTACCAAAGAAGAGCGTGATTTTATTATTGCCGAATGCCAAAAGTATAATGAGATAATTGAGAAAGAATATGAGCAGCCAGCAAGTATTGCTGAAACTAATAACTACGGAGTAGGCGATAAGGTGGGCGATAGATACAATTCATCATCTCACGCAGTAAATGAATGTAGACAACTATTAATTCAAAACGGTTGGACATTTGCAAAGGACGGTATTAACTGCGCAAGACCTGATAAGAAATTATCAGATGGAATATCTGCAACGCTTGGAAAAGTAGTATCTCGTGCCGGAATACCACAATTTTATGTATTTAGCTCCAACGCACATCCATTTGAAGAGAATCGAGGTTATACACCATTGGCGGTTAGGACTACTTTAGCTTATGCTGGAGATTATACTCAATCGGTTATTGAGCTTGCAAAAGAAGAAGGAACGTATAAAGAACCGAGAGAAGTAATGAAAACTATAAAGCGAGTTGAATTTCCACCTATAAAACCAGAGATGCAAAATGAAAATGTAAACATACCGAACTTTATTCTTGAAACAGAGAATAAGATAAAGAACATTGATTCAAGGATGACAGGTGAAGAAAAAACACAGAAGAAGATTCCACGAATTGATTACGCAATGAATTTTTTGGACTCGTTATATGATTTTCGTAGAGATGTAATAACCCATAAAATTGAATATAAACCAAAAGGAAGTTTAAATGATTGGGAATTATGTGAATCGAATAACTTATATCTTGACTTGCAGCATAACGGAATTGATTTTCGTAAAGACGCCATCAAATGCCTAATCGGTTCTCGATACGTACCCGATTACAACCCATTTGAAGCCTATTTTAATTCCCTTGCTAAGTGGGATGGAGTAAACTACTTTGAACTATTAGCCGATTATGTAGTTACCGATGATAGGCAGTTCTTTGTAACTATGATGGAAAAACAATTTGTTAGAGCCATCAAATGCGCATTAGATGATAGCTTTTATAATCGTGTAGTTATGGTATTCGAGAATAGAGCACAGGAAACAGGTAAATCCCGCTTTATACGGTACTTAAATCCATTTGGTGACAACTATTACACAGAAGAGACATTAACGGGCGATAAGGACACGCAAATCACTTTAACGGAAACTTTTATTTATAACCTTGATGACCTTGATGATTTTGATAAAGTTGGTGGGTTAGGTAAATTGAAAAGCACGTTAGCAAAGTATTCGGTTAACGTCAGATTGCCTTACGGAGAACAAAAAGTAAAGATGTATCGTAGATGTTCATTCTTTGGAAGTTCAAACAGAACAGAGTTTTTAAAGGATGATATTAATACCCGATGGATTATATTTAAAGTAAAAATGCTTGATATGAATTTATTCAAGGAATTGGATATTCATAGACTTTGGGGTCAAGCATGGCATAAATATCACAGTGAATATTTTGAATGGGATTTGACGATTGAGGAAAGACAAAGACGTGAAGAACGAAACTTACTTTATAAAGTAAGCGTACTTGAAGAACAAATATTGGCCGAGCATTTTAGAGCTCCTATTGACAATCCAAATAAAACGCTTACACTTACTCAAATTTCAAAAGGCATAGCGTTTTATGCAGGATATGCAAGAGTAAATACAGATCTTACACATATTCAGGATATTTTGGGTAGTATGGGATTTGAGCCTGAAACAAGACTAATAATGAATACGTATATTAAGAGCTATCATATTGAATTAATGACAGAAACGGATATAAATTTATGAAAAAACTAATTAAAGGCGATTGCCTGATTGAGATGCAGAGTATACCCGATAAGAGTATTGATGCAATAATTTGCGATTTGCCGTATGGGGGTATTAAATAAAGGAAACAGTTCAGCTAAATGGGATTCTGTAATTCCTTTTGATAGATTATGGGAGAACTACGAACGAGTTATTAAAGACAATGGAATCGTAGTTTTATTTGGTCAGGGGATGTTTACTGCAGACCTATTAATGAGTAATAAGAAATTATGGAGATATAATTTAGTATGGGATAAGGTTGCTAAAACTGGATTCTTAAATTCAAAAAGAATGCAACTTAGACAACATGAGGATATTTGCATATTCTATAAATCACTACCCACATATAATCCTCAAATGGTTAAATGCGAACCTCATAAAAGAAATCATAGTAAGGGTAATATGTTGAATCCTCAAAAGAATAGTTGCTATGGTAGTTTTGTAGAAACTCCAACAATCGTATCAGATGAGAAGTTCCCTACTTCAATAATATCAATACCAAAAGAACATGAGACTGGAAAATTTCATCATCCTACTCAAAAACCAGTATTGCTTTTAGAGTATCTCATCAAAACCTATACTAACGAAGGCGATACAGTTCTTGATAATACAATGGGGAGCGGGACTACCGGAGTAGCTTGTAAAAATCTTAATCGCTCTTTTATCGGTATTGAAATGGATGATAAATATTTTGAAATAGCAAAAGAAAGAATTAATAACACTAAATAATTCCATGACCAAACACCTCAATCCTCTTCCCGAAAACATCCACGTCATTCAGGAAGAAAATAGCACAGTAATTCAGTACGCTGCAATATGTGATGGCAAAAGAAGATTCTGCCAGTACTTCTTTCGTGGATTATATGAATTTGAGAGTATTAGAGGACAAGAATTAACTTTAAAAGAAATGGTATGAAACAGAAAATTTATGCAGTAATGAGAATTGATAGCAAGTTACAGCTATCCGATACTGAGATTGATTGCAATTTACCTTTAGGTTGCTATATAATACCTTGCTTTTCTGATTACGAAAAAGCAAAGGAAGTAGCAGGAGATAGATTTGAGATAGTTGAATTTGAAAAATCTGAATGATATGGAACTCGAACAAGGTCGCTCCTTACAGCAAAAGAATAATCGTTTCAAAGATGATTGTATCGCACTTTTAATTTTAGTAGTATTAATAATTTTATGGAATATATTTAGATGAAAACATACATTAGCGGACAAATAACAGGGTTAGAAGTAGCCGAATTTAAATATAACTTCTCTGAGTGCCAAGATATTATTAACCACAAATATGGCGGTGAATGGATTAATCCACTCGACATTACTCCTTTGCTCGGCATTAAAAAATGGTTATTTTATATGGCAGCAGACTTATATCAACTTAAAAAGTGTACGCATATAGCTATGCAACCTAATTGGATTCATTCAAAAGGAGCAATAGTAGAGTACTTCCATGCAAAATTTATTTTTAAACAACAAATAATTTGGTTATAAAAACTAATCCCCATCTACTTATCACAAGCGGATGGGGATTTTCAAATCAAACCAATTATGAAAAAGCCAAATCAAAACTTAATTCCAAAACTAACCTCATAACCGTTCTGGCTAAAATTAGTTATGTATTTTGCACCGAGTCCGATATTCTTTATGTAAATTCCACCTCCTACGCCATAATAACCAAATGAATTATAGGAGGCGTTTAGGAATGGAGTAAATATCTTACTTTTAATTATCGTTACCTCTTTAGTAATAGACGTAAAACTGTATGCGATGCTATCTAATGAATTATATTGCACAACTGACGTAACTGTAAGCTTACCGTTACTATCGTCGAATAGAGGGGTTTTATAATACTTGCGTTG